TCAAGCTTGAAGAGGCTAAGATAGCTAATCTTACTAATAAGATAGAAGACGCAGCACCCGAAGTTTCTGTAGCTACTTAGTAAAAAGCTACATCTTGGATAAATATCAAACCAAAGCACAGGCTCTCTTGCACTCTACTAAAAAAGGGAGTATAACTTTTTCACTATACAATTATTAAAAGATTGTGGACGCGTATAGTCGACGGCCTAGAGACTGCAATCTGTAAACTAGGAGGATATAATTATGGCAAGAACAACGTTTTCAGGACCAGTCGTTTCCCAAAGAGGATTCGTAGCTGCAGGGCCTGATGAAGTGGTAAACATTACAGCGGAAACTACTTTAACTTTTGCTGCTCACGCAGGTAAAGTTATCAAAGTAAATGATGCTGATGGTGCTATTACACTTCCAACAATTAAAGCGGATAGCAAAGGTGCTACTGCTGGAGACAATGATCCTAATGTGAACAGTCACTTAGGTGCAGTCTACAAATTTTTTGTAGGCACAGATTGTACGGACTGTGATATCAAAACAGACGGAACTGACAAATTTGTTGGTCACGCAACTGTTGTGAACGTAGCAGACGGAACAAACAGTTCATTCGTTCCAGGAGCATCTAACGATGTTATCAGCATGAACGGTGGAACTAAAGGTGGCGACAAAGGTAGTACAGTTACTATCACGGCACTTGAAGACAACGTATATTTAGTAGAAGCTGTGTTAATCGGTACAGGTACCGAAGCAACACCTTTTGCTGATAGTTAATAGATAATTAGTGTGGAGCTTCGGCTCCACACTATTAATAGGAGAAAAATATGAGTTCAGATCAGAAGTTTACAAATATAGCTAGCACAGGACAGGTAAAAACTATCTCTGGTGGGTCAACTAACATAGGACCTTGCAGAATAACTTACATCCAAGCAAATGGTGTAGCGTCATCTGTTGTGGTGTTAAGAGATATTTCATCTGGTAGTTCAGGAGATAAAGTTTTCGAAGCTGATTTTGGAACAGAAGGTTTAGATATCTACGTTCCAGGAAATGGCATTAGATTTGAAAACGGTGTTCATGCAACCATGACTAACACAACATCTCTAACTATCGGCTACACTGGCTAAGGAGATTAAATGGCTAATACTACTTCGGGAACAGCTACGTTCGACAAAACTTTTGCTATTGATGAAATAGTAGAAGAGTCTTTTGAACGTATTGGATTACAGAACGTATCTGGTTACCAATTAAAATCAGCAAGAAGATCTTTAAATATCTTGTTTCAAGAGTGGGGAAACAGAGGTATTCACTATTGGGAAATAGGGTCTACTAATTTAGATTTAATTGAAGGACAATCTGATTATGATTTTTTTAGATCTAGTGATGATGGTACAAGTGCCACAACAACTTCTCCAGCAAGTGTGTTTGGAGTATCAGATGTTTTAGAAGCTCAATTAAGATCTAACAGAACTCAAACAACACAGTCTGATTCACCTATGACAAAAGTAGATAGATCTACTTATGCAGGTTTTTCTAATAAACTTTCGAAAGGAACGCCTAATCAATATTGGGTAGAAAGATTTATAGACAAAGTTACAATACATATTTACCCAACACCAGATTCTACAAATGCATCGAAAGATATGCATTTCTTTTTTATTAAAAGAATACAAGATGTTGGTGATTACACAAATGCAACTGATGTGCCATTTAGATTTGTGCCTTGTATGATATCAGGGTTAGCTTTTTATTTAGCTCAAAAATATAGACCAGAAATGATTCAAGCTATGAAACTATATTACGAAGATGAATTGGCAAGAGCACTAGCGGAGGATGGGTCAGCTTCAAGCACGTATATTACGCCTAAAGCTTATTACCCAAGTCAATAATGGCAAAGTACGCAACAGGCAAATATTCAAAAGCCATATCAGATAGATCAGGTATGGAGTTTCCATATAATGAAATGGTTAGAGAATGGAATGGATCTTTTGTTCACATATCAGAGTTTGAACCAAAACAACCACAATTAGAACCAAAGCCAATGAATGGTGATGCAATATCTTTACGTAACGTGAGACCAGACAGAACAGAAACAGCTGTTCCTATACTTTTACCTTTGAACGCTTTTACAGCAACTAGTGGCTCTGCAACAATATCTGTTAATGAACCTAATCATGGAAGATCTACTAGCGACACTGTTAGATTTAGAGATGTTGAATCTGTTGGAGGTATAGCTGCAACAACTATCACTAATTCTTCAGGATTTACAATTACTAAAACAGATGATAATAATTATACATTCGGAGCAGGCACTAATGCATTGTTTTCGGGAACAGGAGGAGGTGGCCTTGCGTCTGCAGGACCGGTCACTATAGTAGCATAATGGCAGGAATTAGTTACAGCACTTTAGTTACACAAATTAGAAACTACACAGAAGTAGACTCTACAGTTTTTTCTACAGATCAATTAGAAAATATTATTTTAAATGCACAATATAGAATTATGAGAGATGTCCCTATTGATGCAGATAGAAAACAACAGTCAGGTAATTTAGTTCCTGGACAAGAAACTATTAATGCTCCTGCAGGGGCTTTATTTATTAGAGGTATACAGGTCTATGATTCGAGTGCCGTGTTAACTGGATCAAACACTTGGTTAGAGAAAAAAGACGTAACTTACCTACAAGAATATCAACCGATTACAGGCACGTCTGCAGCACAGGGTAAACCAAAATATTACGCTATGTTTGGTAATGCTACAGGAGATGCAGACACTAATTCTGGACGTATCTTTCTAGCCCCTACTCCTAACACAAACTATAAGTTTAGAGTTCATTATAACAAGATGCCAGATACCTTAGAGTCTAGCAATCAAACCAACTATATTAGCGTAAACTTCCCAAATGGCTTGTTATACTGCTGTTTAGCAGAGGCTTATGGGTTCTTAAAAGGCCCTATCGATATGTTGACATTATACGAGCAAAAGTATAAAGAAGAAGTAAGGAAGTTTGCTAATGAGCAGGTTGGTAGACGTAGAAGAGACGACTACACTGACGGCACAGTTAGAATACCAGTAGAATCAGCAAACCCGTAGGAGATAAATTATGGCAATAACATCAGCAATTTGTACAAGTTTCAAAGTAGAACTATTAAAAGGTGTTCACAATTTTACAGCAACAACAGGCAACACTTTTAAAATTGCCTTGTATGACAGTGATGCAACTCTTGGTGCATCAACAACTGCATTCTCAACGTCAGAAGAAATTACAAACACATCTGGAACAGCATACACTTCTGGTGGTGCTACATTAACAAGCGTAACTCCAGTTGCATCAAGTACGACTGCAGTTTGTGATTTTTCAGATGTAAGTTTTTCATCAGCTTCTTTCACAGCTAACGGTGCATTAATTTACAATTCATCAGCAACAAACGCAGCTGTTTGTGCAATCGCTTTTGGTTCTGACAAAACAGCGACTAACGGGACTTTTACAATTCAGTTTCCAACAGCAGACGCTACAAACGCAATCATAAGATTAGCATAGGAGGACCACCATGTCGGTTCAATCAGGATGGAGTAGATTCACCTGGGGTCAAGCGTATTGGAACCGTGATGCTTTACTTGCAACGGGTTGGGGTGCAAAAGCATGGAACGATGGTGAGTATGGTAACCTAGCTGACGAAACAGTTTCATTAACAGGTATTGCAACTACCTCTTCATTAGGCACAGTAAATTTAATTGGAAACGCTTTAATTGAACCAACAGGTATTTCATCTACAGCATCAACTGGAGCTATTTCACCTGTTATACCAAAAACAGTAGAAGTTGGTGGTGTATCTTTTCAATCATCTGTTAATTCAATTACGAATATTACTGACGTATCTTTTACCATATCTGGATTATCATCCACATCAGCGACAGGTGTAATAGATCCTGCAGATCAAGTTATGGGTCTAACAGGACAAGAGTCCACTGTTAACCAAGGAACAGCTGTTGCACCAAACGAAGATGTATCTGTAACAGGACAAGCTATAACATCAAGTCAAGGTGATGCAGTATCTTTTGTTGGAACTGCTGTGTTCCCATCTGGTTTTACAGTTACTAGTAATTTAGGCTCTGTGGTTGTGCCAAACGATGCAGCTATTTTAACAGGTCAAGAAGTAGAAACACAATTAGGTTCTCTAGTAGGATTAGGTTCTTCTGTAGTAACGTTAGCTAGTCAAGTTATAAATGGTTCAACAGGCAGTTTAGAGATTGCAGATGTTATGGGATTAACAGGTGTTTCTGCTACGGCTTCTGTGGGAACAGTAGATCCAACAGATCAAGTTGTAGGATTAACTGGACAATCAGCTACAGTTGGTATAGGAGCAGTAAATGTTACTGCTTTAGCTAATATTGACACGGGCAGTAACACGTCGTATAGTGATATTTCAACAGGTTCGAATACATCGTATTCAGATGTTGCAACAGGCTCAAATACAAGCTATAACGACGTAACAGGAGAAGCAGCTTAATATGGCATCGAGTTATACACCCCTAGGTATTGAACTACAGGCAACTGGT